GGGGAAGTACATTGACGGTACTACAAAGCCCTCGGGTATTTCGCTATCATACACCTGGACTTTGTTAGCTTCCCAGCAGAACCGTATAACGGAACCAACCTCGTCGTTCAGCATGTTATTTCCCCCAAACCTTATCGATCCACTTGTCCAGCTTCTTCTCAAGGGACTTTTCCATCATGGCTTCCGTAATGCGCAGCGCAGTATCGAAGTAATGCCTACCTTCTACCCAGCGCGGTACATTCTGCGTGCCCCTTGCTACGCGCGTACGGTGCCCATCGTTTACGTACCTGGCGTACTCTACGTTAGTACCTACCTGAAGTGACAAACCGCGATTTTGCTTTTTCCAAACAGCACCTGCTCCGCCCCTATGGAAGCTGTTAATTAGGCGGCGCGTATCTACTGCTTGCACATGCAGGATTTGGTTCTGTACCTCGGTAAGGAACTGCATACCAAGCGCATCGATCCACTGCTTGATTTCTGCCTTTACTTCCTTACCGCGGTCCAGTGTATTCATAGCTTCCAGCATAGTTTCAAAACCATCCAATTTGTACGTCACAAACTCACCTCTCGGTGCACTGTTACCTCAATATGGTGGTTACGAATCTTGCGTGGTTGCTGTGCAATGTACATAGCCCCGTTCCACTGTATACGGTCGTTAAGGCGCACGTCCACCGATGGGAGGAAGTGCACCAAGTACGATTCGCTTACTGTGGAGCTGGGTCCTTGTCCTACTGCACTCATGTTAGGACGCAGCCCAGAGGGCGCAAAGTAGCACGCTACGCCCACGCTATCAGCTGCATCGTTGTATTTGTACGTGCTAACGTCTGGAAGCCCGTACAGGCCCGGCTGGGCGGCTATTTGCAGATGAAAAATGTTGCATGTATCTGTAAGTAGCTGTGCATACGCCATTTACAACGACCTCACTTTGAGGGTAATCTGTGTACCAGTTCTACCCGTCGGCAAGATGTACTTGCTAAGCAAGGTCTTAATGTTAAACGTGGACGCTTCCTGGTTGGCGCTGCTAATGGTATACGAGTAATCACCGATCTTCTCCGAAGAGTAGCCTTTGGTAGCGGACTCGTCACTATTGCGCAGTGCGTAGAACTCGGTAAGCTTAATAATGCTTAGCTTTACAGTTAGAGGCAGCGGAGTGTACTCCGGAGCGTCGAACTCGTGCCCGCATATAGCAAATACTTCCTGCTCGGCTTGCACGATATCATACTCCAGCAGTTCCGGCCGCCGGTCGCTTACAGCTATAAACGAGGTGTAATCCGTCACGTCATCTGGAGTAATGAGTGGCATTATTCTTCAGCGCCCTTCTCAGCTGCTACAGCGGCAGCTCCTTGGCGAACTTCGAATTGCTCGTTACCGCTAAGGTAGTCGTAAAGCTCTTCGCTTACTTCCACTTCCTTGTCAACGTGGAACGTTACTTCAGGTGTTACGTAAATGCGGCCGCTAACCAGCTTAGCCCATAGCTTATTCTCAACTTTAACTTCTTCGGTTTTCTTTGCGGACATGGTAGTCCCTCCTTGGTATGGTAAATGGGTAAATAAAAAAAGCTGGACAGCTTATTAGGCTGCCCAGCTCTTATTTGTAGCCTGACGACTAACCGATCAGAATTAGTAGTTCAGGATGTTCTTGATTTTTGCTACAGCCGGCTCTTCCTCGAACTTAGTATCGATCTTCGCTGTAATAACGATGATGAACTTCCGTTCGCGGATGTCCTTGTCAACCTCTACGCGCACGTTACGCGAGAAGCCAAGAACGATGTTTTTAGGGTGGCAAAGCAGGATGTCCGAACCGGACTGTGTACCAGCTGTACCCGAGTCAACATCGTAGTCTTGCAGCATTGCAATACCCTTAACAGGGTAGCCGTACGCTGTGGACGAACCACCTTGGATCGCCTGGTCACCAAGGGAAGTCTGACGCGCAACGATTTGGTCTCTCCATTCCATTTCGTTCTGGAACGAAGTGTAGAAGCGCCATGCGGACGGGTCACGGCGATACTTTGCAGGTACTGCGTTGATCGCTTTCTTGAACAGGTCCTTAGTCAGCTTCTGCGTGCCCAGTGCATCTACCACGTTAGTAGTAGCTTGCTTACGAAGGCCGTTAATAAGCTTCAGGTACGTGTCAGCAGAAGCAGTATCACCATTGATGATAAGCTCTTCCAGGTCCAATGCTACGCGCTGCGAGATAAGCGTCATGATTGTGTCCTGCAGGTTGTTACCCTCAATGTTGTTCTCAAGAGTATCGTAAGTGATGTTCACTTCTGCGATTACCTCTTTAGCATTGAGGTTAACTGTGGACGTAGTTGGTACGCTGCGATCGGAATCGATCAAAGCAGTACCCTCAACGCCGGGACGCAATACGCGAGTACCAAAGCCGATCTTTTCGATCTTCATGGCATCGGAAGTCATTACTACGTTACGAGCGTCCTTCAGGATAGTAGGCTCGTCGATAATCTTGCGGTAGAACGTGTTGAATTGCTGCGTGTTCATCAAACCGCCTGCAGCCAGGTCAGAAAGCTTCATTGCAGCTTTTTCGATAATGGACTGGTTAGTAGTCAATTCTGCTCACTCCTTATAATGGTTTAGTTAGGAGGCTGCCTATTACAGCAAGCCGTCCCACACGGATTTAGTTACTGTAGTGCTGTTAGTGCTTTCGTCGCCTTTAGCTACAGCGCGAGCTTTTTCAATTGCTTCCACGCGATCAACTACAGGTGCAAGTTCTGCCTTAAGGACTTCCTTAAAGGACTCAACCAGTGCAGCCTTCTCAGCTTTAGCAACTTCCTCAGCTGCTGGATCTACTTCTGGTTCAACTGCCGGCTCAGCAGCAGCTTTCTCCAGTGCTTCAAGACGCTCAGATACAGGTGCCATTGCTTCTTTCATGACTGCAAGCATTTCCTCTTTTGTCACGTCTGTTCCCTCCCCTTCTCCGTCAACCTCGGCAATCAGCTTACCGAGCTGTTCGTGTGCTTGTTTTATTTCGTTAAGACGTTTTCCGCTGATCTTACGTCCCGCTTTTAATACCTCTTCCGCCTTGGTAATGTCTGTATTAATAAGGATACGCTCCACCAAAGTGATGAAATCGGAAGCTGCTGTACGCAAGCGGTCGACATCAGGCTTGTCAGCCCATAGTGTTTCGTAGAACACATTGTCGAACAAGTCGTGCGCAGTCCAAAGGTCGCGGTTGCGCTGGGCAGCGTCAAACTTGTCAAGTACCTCGCCCTTTTCTACAGGTGCAAAGAACTTCTTAATCATCTGGAACAGCGACTCCCTATCAGGCTCCACTACTGGCTCTTCGTAGGACTTAGCAATCGTTTCCGCTGTGCCGCCCATCGAATAACCTGTAATCTCGCCCTTCTGGATGGATTCCCATACCTCATCGGATGCTTTGGTAACCAGTACCCAGCTTCCTTTGGTGATAACAGAATCGCCTACAGCAAAGTCTGCAGGAGCAACATAGCTCTCTACTACAGTGCCGTAACCGTTATCCTCGAAGTTGTGCTGTAGGTCCATGGTTTGGTATTGCTCCATGAACAAATGTGCCGATTTCTCAATTTCCGCAGCCGTCATCATGTCGTCATGTGAATCCAGTACATCCGGCTCGTACACGATACCGTATACCAGCTTCTGTACATCGTCTGCCTTAGTCAGCACCTTTACTTCCTTTTGGAAGTTTGGCTTCTCTTCGCTTTTGGTAAGGAAGAAACGCTTCTTATTAGCAGCCTTATCTACATAGCTAACATGAGTGATTACTGCGTTAACCAGTTCTCTTGGCATTTACTCACCTCCTCCATACGTAATTGGTGCGCCTATCGTATAATGCCTACATTGGAAAACCTGTCGGCACCTTTTTTATCTTATGGTTGCGATATGCATAATATTTGTGTAAAATAAGTTTTGTAAGGCACATCACAAACCGTGGAGGTTGTTACAATGAACCAAGTTAGAGCACACCGTAACAAATTAATGCAGGAATGTCGTCAAGGACTTGACGAGTGCGAACAGATGTTAAATGAGCTGGAACGTAGCATGGCCGCAGCATTGGATGAGCAGCCGGAAGCTACTGATATGCAATTTATTTGCACGCACACCAGCGGCTCTGGTAAGTTAACAGTTGGCAAGCGTTACTCAGTCATTAAGCATCTTATGGCTGACTGCTATGCGATTGTAGACAACTTTGGTAATCCACTACTGGTTACTAAGAAAGAGGGGCACATTTCAAAATGACGCACAAAGAAAAGGCAATGCTAATGCTTCAAAGAACACAAGACAATGGCTGGAGCTATGACTGGGAGTTAATTGTTCACCATATCGTGGAAGCTGCAAAAGAAGAAATCAGAAAAGAGCAGCTAACCAAGGAGGCTAACCAATGAAATACACGCTCACAGTTACAAAACCAGGCAGCTATTCAGATGTGGTGTACACGCGCCGCGAGGATGTACTGCGCCATATTGGAATGTTGCTTAGCGAAAAGCAACCTGGCGAAAGCTTAAATGTATCCATTACCAAGGAGGAAACC